AATTTTATTTTTTTAGGTTGGTGTGTGTCCATCAACACACACAATGATTCGAAACGAGTAGAGTATGGAGTGGGGCAATAACCATCAACAAAGTATGCATAGGGAATAATATCCCAAACAATCGCGCGCACCATCGATGCTTCTTTGGCAGAGATGGTTCCTTTATTCGCTTTGTTTAAAATGCCATTACCAGTTTGTCGATCCATGGGGAGATTATCAACACCCACCACGAGTAACTCGCCATCAAACACACAATCGACCATCCCAGCCATGTCAATAAAGTCTTGATCGATATTTCCGAGCAACTGAATTTCTTTACCATTACGACTCCTGTATTCTACTTTACCATCTTTAACGATGGCATTAAATCGCATACCATCCATCTTTGTCTGCACAAATGCAGGATATTTGATTTTGTCCAACAGTCGCTGTTCAAATGGTGAACACAACATGACTGGATATTCTCTAATGAGTCCAGACCAAACAGTATTTGCAGTCGATACTTGGACACCACACTTTAAATCTTTTTGAATAATACGCTCAATAACTTTAGCCTTATCCTCTGGTAGATTACAGAGAATACTTCTTAGGTGTTCAATTGCTGCGTTGCCTGTCACTGTTCTGCTTGACAGAAGATACAGTTGATTCAACGCTTCCTCCAGACCAATATCAGTATTGTCGATCTGTTTGTACTGAGGAATTTTACGAACATAAAAATTCGTAAATGGGTCGAGAGCCAAGCGCACTACTTCTCGCAGGATTTCGTTGTCGCTGTTCGCTTGTAGTTGCTCGATTTTGAAATTACGAGAACTATTGGCAGCAAGACTCTCGAAAAACTGATTCAAATTCATTCTACACCTTTCATCTTCAATCCAGTCTTGATGGTTTTAAACTGACGATATCTTTTGTCAAGACGCATAGGATTTTTAAACATCATAAAATCTTTTGGGTTGTGCCATTTAAAGTAGCCATACACTTTGTGCATTTTATCATCAGCAAGATATGTATGATTGGGTTGGCGATACTCAACATCCCACTTAGTGGTTTCTTTAATAAGGATCATGCATACCTCGCATTCAATTCGCCATACTCAATCTCTGGTTCTTTGCATGTAATCTTACCATCATATTCCAACTGAGACTTCTCGAACCAAGACATGTAGTCATCGCTTTCGACACTCCAGTCGATAATCTCGGTCTGAAAGTAATCGTTGGTTAGATCTTCAATCTGACCACGCACCATCTCAACCACAGAAGCATAATCGATGTTGAGAGGAACATCAGTGATTTTGTATTCTGAACCACCCTTCATCTTCCAGAAGTATTCACCAGTGAATCCAGTGTGAGCAGCATAATTTTCACGATCTTGGGTAGCGATAACAATCATCATAATGTATTCTCCAATAGATTCAATTATACATCAAATAAAGTTGCAAGACAATCAAGCACCGATACTACGACGAGGATATCCGTTTGCAAACCCAGAAGTCCCAGTCACAAAACCCTTCGAGGATTTTGCAGCCATCGTAGTCTTCTTCACACGTTGGGGTTTCTCCACAGTCACAGTTCCACCCTTTCGCAAGAATGCTTTCATCGCTTTATCAGACTCAGCACGTGCTTCAGCTTTGGTCATCACAGGTTTGTTGTAAATGGTTGCAACAATCAATTTCTTCTCAGACTTCTTCATTATGCACACTCCTTCATATCAATTTTATCGAATCCAAAACTAGCTACCACAAAAGTTTCATCTGTCTCTAGGTTGTGAACAATGTCACCGACCGAAAGGCTATGCATCTTGCCAACAACTTCAATCAGATCTGCATCTGATTCGCAGACAAAGTTTGCAATTCGGAAGACTTCATCCATCGTTCGTGCTTCCACATGAGCCACCATTTCAAACTGATCAGAAATCTCTTCGATCTGTTTGGCATTCATGAAGTACAGGTCACGAGAATTTTCGTTTTCAAAGGGCAGTTGGTAGATTGCGTATTTCATTACAGTTCCTTTCTCATTCATCATAAGAGTTATTATGCCTCAGGTTGCAATTAAAGACAACACCTTTGTAAAATAACCCTACAGACTTGAGGGGATTAGAAACCCTTGTAGATACAGGGGTCTAGGAACGAAAAAACCCTCTACGAGAGAGGGTTTGCAGGGAGGCTAGAGCATGCAGGATACAGGGGTCTAGACCCTTGGGATCGACCCAGCTGAGGCGATCTGGATGCCAGAACCGAAAATTCGATTGTATTCATTGATCATCTTAACATCTGGGGATGCCTCAGACGCAATAGCGTTTTTATACAATTGAACATTTCCAGTTGCATACGCCATGTATGGCATTAATCCAACGCCAACACCTTGTTGTGTTTGTTGAATAACGATTGTTGCTGGAGATTTTAATTCGATGTATTGATCAAATTGATTAAACACTTCAGCAATAATTTCTTCACCACTGATGAGTTTAAATACTTTTATATTGTTCATATTCATTCCATTCTAAAGTTTGAGTAAAGTCATGCATAATATTGCTAGAGACAACATATCTGTCGCCAACAAATTCTTTTTTAGGTACTCTGTGAGCAGTATTACCTTCGAAAACTAATAACAATCCATGATGTACTGGAATTTCAAACCATTCTCCAGTTTCATCTTGAAATTCAATCCCAGGACATCCTTCTGGAGGATTTAAGTAATATGCAGTTGCCCAAGTCGCAGGATAGTGACTGTGTTCAAATGCGTATTCTGAAGATTTATATTTTAGACCCCACATAGAAAAGATGAAGGGATTGAAATCTCTTTTGTATTTTAAAAGAGATGCTTGTTGAACTGCATTTTTAATATAGTAGCAAAGATCTCTAAACCCATCTTGATCTTGCATTTTCCATTCAGTCATCTGCGCTTTGACATTGGTGGAATGATTCTGTCTATCTTGTTGGTCATCAATCACTCTAATAATATCAGCAGTCATTTTTGGATCATCAACTGTCATGTTATAAACAAAAGGCATAATATTAACTTTCTTCTACAATCCTTTCTATGTAGTCAGCTGCAGCATTCTGATCATAGAAACATTTTATAAGAACACGCTCAACATCATAACAATGGTGTGCAATTATCATTATCTGTTTATTTTTAAAAACAGATACTTTGAGAACCCATTCTCCACGACGGACTGTGATAAACGAGATCAAGTTTGGGGATATTTTTGCTTTCATCATAAATGTATTTAGGGAGAGACGAATCTCTCCCCATACACTCACGACTTCGGCTTAGTATCCTTTGGAGGATTTAACCATTCCCAATCATCATCTGTCATTGGAATCCAGTTTAGCATTTGCAATTCTCCGATTCTAGGATGATTCGTTTTGCTGCTTCATGATGTCCATGTCTAGACAAACAAGCTGCAGCGCGTGCGACACCCATTGATTGTAGAACACACTTTATAGAACACAGAATCTTTTTCATTCTGCGTCTTCTACTAGTAGTTGTGGAGAATTATTTTTTGCAAATTCAGTAACTGTAGATGGTTCCTCAGAAACTTCAATTTTCTTTGGCTTCTTGTGCTCAGGAATAATTTTCTCTAGAGCAATCTGAAGCATACCATTGACTAGACCTGCGCCTTTAATTTCGACTTGGTCATTCAATGCAAAAGTGCGAGTAAAGTTACGTGCAGCAATACCTTTGAAGAGATAGTCAGTTGCTTCATCTTCTTTAGCATTACCTTTAACGATTAATTTGTCATCCGCAAACTCAATCTCAATCTCAGACTTGCTAAAACCAGCAACAGCCATTTCGATAACATACTTGTTGTCATCAATTTTCTTGATGTTGTATGGAGGATAGTTAGGGATATTTTTAGTCAGATCATCATGCATTTTAGCAAGACGATTGAACTGATCATCGAATCCGATAAAGAATTTATCAAAGTCTTTACCAAGAGTTGCGAATGCGTATGGAAATGTCATTTGTGACATAATAGTTCTCCTTGTTAAGCGAGTTAATAAAAGTTACCACCCCTAAGGCATGGTAGTCCTGGTTACCGATCCAGGGTGCTCGTACGCCAGCACGGCAAGACGATCCTAAGGTGGATCCTTTAAAGCGTTCCCATCCCGATGGGACAGATGTAATTATATTTAGGCAGCAGGTGTTTGCGCTTCTTGCTGTTTGACAAGTTCTGCGACTTGTGGTTCACCTTGCTGTTTAATTTTATTAATTAGAAGAACAACTTCTTCAAAAGGATGTTTTCCGAGTGTACGAAGAATAGTATTTACTTCATCGATTGTCAATTCAAGTTTAATCATTTCGCTTTCTTTCCTATGTTATATTTTGGAACCAATTCCCACTGATCTTTCTCTTTATAAGAGACGACTTTAATCTGAGATAGAGATGCTTTTTGTTCTGCTTGATTTGGATTGAGAATCTTCAGCAGTTCCCAATCTTGCAATAATCCAGCAATAGCATTTCTACGCTCAATGTCACCTGAAGTAATGTTAGACTCTTTACCATCTAGAGCAAACAATTCCTTAAAGTGAACAATAAAGTATCTACCTTGCTTATGTAAAATATGGCAAGATTGATATAATACGTTTTCTTTTCTGGAAGCGATACCAATGCGCGTTAGAGTTTCTCTAACCTTTAGGAAGTTATCTGGTTCTGGCAAACTCACCTCAAGCATTGAATCTGGTTTCCAGTCATAGTAAATCATTTCCACAGTCATTATTTTCCACCTTTGTATAATTTTTGTTTTATAATGGATAACTGATCATCTGTAAGGACACTCAACGCTTCTTTAGCCTTATCAGAAGAATATCCAAAGTATTCCTTTACTAAGAGTAGATCTGCAGACTCATCTTTTTTAGCCCATTTACTAAATCTCTTTTTCTTAGTTATAGTATTTAGGAAAAAATGAAACTGCCAATCTTTAGGAATACCATGATGAATATTCATCTCATTGGCATATAAAACTGTATCTGGAAAATATGAAAGACCCCTATTAATTATATAAGGAACATAGTCTTTGTGCGCTTGTGGGTCTTCTTTAAAGAGATCTTTCTTATCAAAGTTTATAGAATTAATAAAATCAAATGGAGTCATCTTAAAACCCCACCTCATTCATATTCTCTTGAGAAGCGAAGATTCTCTTTCCTGGAAACATTTTACTTAGATTTTCTTCTAGTTCTTTTTTAGAATTAGCCTGAGTTAAAAATGTATTCGTTTCTTTGTTGTAACAGAACAAAATATCTTTATGTTTCTCGATAGTGACAACAATGTAGTTGTCTCTTTCTTCTTTTTCAATTTCACTGTTAATCTTTTGCAACAACGAGTTCATTTTATGTTCAGCATATTTTTCTCTCGTGTTCCACCCAAGACTAAATCCTAGAATTAGGACTCCAATAATAATTAAGAATTCCATTCTGTTCTCACTTAAACTTACAGTTGCCCATCACTTCGGTTAGTGCTGCCATGATATTTAGTTCTTGGTCAGCTACGAATGCTGCTTTATACTGATAGTCAGCGAGAATAAGAACGAGTTGAGGAATACTGTTGGCGTCAATGTGGTTCGTCGCAGTGTCATATAATTCTCTAAAAAGAGTCGCTGCATCAGAATCAGAATTCTTCGCTACCCATTTACGAACCTCAGTGAAGTTTTTGTCTTTCATTAGATTGATCAAAGACTTAAAAGATTCCTCTGACATATTAACCAAAATACCAGAGTCAATCTTACCACTAACGGAATAACGCTGAAGTTCGTTTAGGATTCTACGATAATCAGGGAAATGTTTTGTGATAACTTCAGCAACAACCTTTGCATCGAATTCAACATTCTCGTTTTTAAGAATCTGAGTAACTCTCTTGAAGAATGATGCAGCGATTTCTTGTTTGTCTTTAGAATCAATTTTAAATTCTACCACAGCACAACGAGAATGTAGTGGTTCTATAATACGATTCTTAAAGTTACACGTGAAAATGAAACGACAGTTGTTTGAAAACTCTTCAATGAAGGATCGAAGCGCAGGCTGGACAGATTGTGCATTCATATAATCTGCCTCATCGATAATAATGACTTTCTTAGCATCAGTCAATGAAACAGTTGAAGCAAAGGATTTAATGGTAGTGCGCAACACATCAATCGAACGACCCTCATCAGATCCATTGATCATGATATACTCAGCACCGATTTCGTTACACAGCGCTTTGGCTACAGTTGTTTTACCTACACCAGCAGTGCCACTAAACAAAAAGGTAGGAAGTTCTCCCTGAGAGATATAGTCATGAAATGTTTTCTTCAAGTCAGCAGGGAGAACACAATCGTCAATCTTTTGTGGGCGATACTTCTCAACCCACAAAAATTGATCATCACGAGATTCAATCATAATATTTTCCTTCAAATAGATTCATTATAAAATTAAAAAGCATTAAACGCAATAGAGATTCTTTCTCCTTGATCAAATGGAGTAACCATATGACTAACCCAAGATGGGAACATTAACACTTCTGATTCTCTAGCAGCATATTCGCAGTAGTTGGCAGTATCAGGGTGAGATTGATTGGTGAAAGTGTTCCAGAGCCACTGCTCTTCTTGTGGTCTGTAAATTCTCAGCTTTCCGTCTCCTGGGGTTTTAACATAATATACCCCAGATATTACAGCATTTCCATGAGTGTGTGGAAAGTTGAAATTGCCATCAGTGTTGACATTAATCCAATAGTCAGTTATGGTTGGTACTCTATTGTAAGAGTACTCTTTGGCTATGTTGGTTAGGCATTCTGAAATGTTTTCAAAAATAATTTTGATTTCTTGATCAGTTTCTTCTGACAGAAATCTTTCTTCAGATTGCCAACCACCATAGTTACTAATAACTCTACCAGAAGATTCTTTCATTAAAGAATGAACGTAATCAACGATAGAGTTATTGTCTATATTATCCAGCTTAGAATACCAAACCACTGCAGAAGGAAACCACTTTTCTGCAAATACTTGAGGCATAATTAAAACTCGAAAGTTGAATCAGCTTCTACAGCAACATAGTAAACTAAGTCGCTAGATGTTGATTTAAATCGAGAAATTTTCTTACTGGAAATAGAAACATCATAATCCCCAGGAAGCATCTTTAGGTTTTCGACTTTCAGATTAACCTTAAATGTTTTATCAGTAGTACCAATTGCTTCACTGAAAGAGTTACCAGTAGTGTTTTTCTTATCACCAACAACTACAGTAATAGAAGAACCATCACCAACAATTGATACATCAGCAGCACGAAGAACAGAAGCAGTTTTCTGAATCATCATTAGCATTGCTGATGGCATGTTGAAGTTAATTTCTGCTTCAGGAAATGTGATTGATTTTTGAGGTGCAGTTAGGACAGAAGCATCAGCAGCAAAGAATTTAATCTTCATGCTACCTTGACTGATGCTAACAAATTTGTCTTGGAAATTTAGTTCTGGATCTTCAAACAATGACATCGCGCCAAGAAATTCATTCAAGTCATAAACACCAAAATCAGGGAATGTTTCAGCTACAGTCGCATCAGCCATTACGTTTTTCTGTGCGCTGATTGTTGCTAGTTTGTTACCAGACTTAAGAAGCAGATTGCTGTTAATTCCAGCAAAGTTCTTAAACAAGGCAACAGTTTCTTTACTCAGTTTCATACTTTCTCCTATCAAATAAAACTACATTACTATGTATAAACATTTTACGTCAAAACTCATGTTTTGACAAATTATTTTTCATCTTTAGAATACTTCACATCATGTTCGTAAAGAAACATTAGGCAACACATTGCGTGTGCCAGATGATGAACACCTGATTCTGGATCGAGGATTTCACCTTGCTTCCATGCCCACAGATGCCTTTGCATTGCATCGAAATATCTACGCTTGGAATCAGGAACAAACTTCCAATTGTCAGGTTCATATTTCTCTGCACCAAAGGTCAAGACTTTAACAGTCTCTGCTAGTGCAAGGGGAGGAAGCAGTCCATACTGCAATTTTCCACCATCAAATTTACGTCCACCAGTAGTAGCATTCTGGGACTTTTTAATATCTTCTTTAGTTGCCATCTCTTTCTCCAATGAAATTGGTAATGGACACTCAACGAAGAATGTCCATTAACATTTCACTTATCGAGTGAACGCTTGTGCGCCAAGAACGATGTTAGCGACTGCTACCATGCGCTTGGAAGGGCGACCAATGCGATACTTAGTGGTCTCAGTACCATCAGCCAGAGTAGCCTTGTTGCTGTAAATGCAATGACCCTGTGAACGCAGTTGATGAATGGCGTCATGAGGGTTCTTCAAACCAAAAGAGCCAGCGATCTGGCGAGCAGTCACGGAAGCACCAGTGCTCAGGTAGTTAAGCAGTTTTGCTTGTTTCGACATAGATAATATCTCCATAATTATAAGCCATCAAATGAAAAAATGCATCTGAGGTGATGGCTATACCCTCAGATGCCGAGAAAAATCTAATTAAACTTCGATGCCGTTTTCACGGAGAATTGCGTTGAAGTCTTCTACATCTTCATCGACTTCAGCAGACTCATCGATGATTTTCATCAGTCGAGAGTTCTCAATGGCTTCTTCTTCAACTTCTGCTGCAGGTTTTGCAGTCTTAACTTTTACAGTCTTGGCTTTCTGAAGTTTCGCAACTTTAGCCTTAGCCTTAGCGACTTTGGGAGTCTGTTTGTCTGCGAGTTCTTTCGTGTAAGCAGAAAGTTCTTCAGCAGTAGGAACAGGAAGTTGATACACACCACGCTCAACTTTGTTCTTGTTAAAAAGCCAGTTAGGATAGCCAATCTTTTCACCCTTAGCACCAGTACGCTGGTCACGCAGAGTGTAATAAATTGCAGCACATTCTTTCAGAGTAATTTGAGGTGCTTTTTTATACTGAGGATTCGACTCAAGTACAGAAACAACGAAACGCTTTTGGGCGAGGGACAGGTTTGCAAATTTCAACATGATATATTTCCTTTCAAGGGTTTTCAATGACAACAAAGATAATTATACAGCAACACAGGATAAAAGGCAACTTCTTTCTGCAATAACCCTACAGAGGTGAGGGGAATCTAACCCATGTAGGATACAGGCTTTAGAAGGGTACTTCTTCTGATTCTGGAGTCTTAGGCTGTTCTGCAACAACTTCAGGCTCTGGTTGAGGGTTTGCAACTTTGTCATACAAGTCGATGAATGCGGTCTTTGTTGCAGCATCAAAACGATTGCAGCAGAGTTCGACTGCTTTCTCACGACTCTTAAAAATCGCAAACGCACGAACAATGTGGATCATACGACGAGTTGTAATCGTCTCGTCCACACCACCATCATCAAAAGTCTTACGAATCGCATCAGCCCATTTGACGAGTGTTTCAGCAAATTCTTCGTCAACACACTGATAGGTTTCCATAAGATTCTTGACAATTTTTACCTCAACTTTAGCATTGGGATAATCTTGTTCGAATGTTACAGCAAATCGTTCCAAGAATGCTTCGTTGAGTACGTTGGTGCCAATATAGCGACCATCGTCAGATCCTTTACCTTTTGTATTTGCAGTAGCAATCACGTTGAATCCAGGTGCAGGAACAATCATCTCATTCTTGAGTTTGAAATAGTATGGCTTACCCTCAAGAATCGGTTGCAAACATAGCAAAGTGTTTGCAGAGCCAGCATCAATCTCGTCTAGCAACAATGTTGTGCCAGTGCGCATCGCAATGAGAACTGGACCTTCGACAATCTCCACGTTACCATCTTCAAGAGTCTTTGATCCGATGAGTTGTTCTTCGTCAGTCATCATGTTGAGATTAACACGAATTAATGCACGTTTGTGTTTGGCACAAATCTGTTCAACCATCGTGGACTTGCCATTACCAGTTGGACCAGAAATATAGGCAGGATAGAAAATGGCAGACTTAATAATCTGTTCCAAATCAGTATAGTTACCGAATGGAACAAAGTTTGGATCTTTCTTTGGGATAAGAGTTTCAGTATTGGTATAGTCTACCACAAAAGATTCTTTCACAGGTTCAGGTTTTAGTGCAGTGTTTCCAACGACTGGAGCAGTATTACTGCCAGGAATTGCATACAGTCCACGACCAACTTTATCTTTCATCAACCACAGGGGATATTTTTCGGTTTTAAGTTTT